CAGTTTTCAAATGTTGCATCAATTCCTTCTGCCATTGTATCACACATTCTTTGTGAATGAAATCCATTTTCAGAAAGGAAATATTCTCTACCCTTTAATCCTCTTGCCTTTCTTTCTTCTTTTGGAACATCATACCAATACTTCATCGCATCTGCTAATTCAACAACATCTACTTTATCATCAATGATATAAGGAGTTGGTACTGAACCATTCATTGTTTGTGCTTTTGCCCACAAAGGTTTAACCCATTCTCCATATTCAATTTTACCTTCCCACTTTCTCCAATCATGTAATGAACCAATCTCTACATAATCTTCAGCGGTTAAATATTTTCCGTTTAATTTAAACCCACATTGGTCTTGCAATCCACCTGTTACTAAAACAATTGTAGGTAAACCTGCCATAATACCTTCTGCAGTTGTTAAACCAAATCCTTCGTTACCAGATATATTAACCGATATATCACATAAATTCATCAATTCATTGATTTGTTCGGTTGATAATTTATTAGTTGAAAATTTAATTTCAGTATCGGGTGCAATTCTAGCTGCTACTGCCGGTAAATCTGTTCCATTTTCATCAATTGGTTGAGTGTGCATTAGTAATAATACTTTTTTCTTTTTTTCTTCAGGTAAAGTATCTACAAATTGTTTATATGCCCAAATTACATCCGCAGGTTGTTTTCTTCTGATATTACGATTTGACCAAAAAATAATAAATTCGTAATTATTTTCTCCGAATAGCTTTTTCTTTAATTCGGTATTTTCCGTTTCCAATGGTTTATATAAATTAGAAACACCATGTGGTACATATGATACTTGCCAATCTTGTCTAGGAATCCAAGTCTTTCCGTTTTCTAATTTACCAACTCTTTTTGTAATACCATAAGTTTGTTTAGAAATACATCCAATCCAATCACAGCTTTCATAGTAATCTCTATTATAATGCGGGTCTGGCAAATCATCCCAAATATGATAAAACAATATAGGAGTAGTTTGACGAATTTCATGTTCAATATCATACAACCAAATCCAATATCTTGGATCAGTAAAGTGTAAGATTGCATCGATTTCATGTTTATTCAACAATGTTCTAATTAAATCCGCATCTCCATATCCATTATATGGATAAATTGTTACACTACCATCTTCTACACCTGTAACTTTTCGTGCATCTTCTGATACATCTACTATTTTACCGGCTTCCGGATGGTTAATAGCCGCTCCTACTTGAATCCAATTGTATTTATCTAATGTTCCTAAAACGATTTCTTTTGACATAGTAGCAATACCACTATGCATTCTTAAATCATCTGATAAAAGTAAGATTGTTTTTTTCTTATTACTCATAACTTATTTAAAATTGTGAACCAGAAACTTGAAGTTCTGCAAATGAATCAATTTTTTCTTTGAATTTTGGGTCTTCTACATATAATGTTAAGGAACGATTTACTAATTTTTGTAAACTCATTTTATCATCTATTGTAACCCTTTTGAATTGCGTGTACAAATCCTTTAAGATTTTTACACTTGTTAATTTAACATCCATATCTTTTCGTTTTGTATATATAAATATATATATTTATTTTTTAGAAAACGATAATTATTTCCAAAAAATTTGGATACCCAATATCATAGATGCTAAAAAAAGACAGATAAATGTTTTTGGGGTGATGGGTTCTTTAAACATAATGATACTTAATGTAACAAATACCATTATACCAATACCAAATCCTATTAATCTAGACGGCCATAATGCACCTTCGAATGCATTTATAAGATGTTCTACTGATTTTAAGTAAAACCACATTCCCGGCATTGCACTTAAAATTACTAATATGGGATATTTCTGAAACCATCCAAATTTTATACTACCTTGAAGTTGCATAAAAGAAGTAATCTGCCCCACTATTCCCCACAATATTCCTTTTATTAATTCCATAGGGAACAAATTTTTCTTTCTTTAAATTCACACCAATCACATTGCTTTCCTTTATTAGTTGGGTAATCTATATCTCTATATTTTCCCTCTTCATCAAATACAGTTTCTACAAACTCCATAAAACCTTTCCATGCTTTATTGATTGATGGTTTACCACTTGCTGGCACATGCTTACTAATACGAGGAATTGGATAATCAGCATCTTCCTTAATCTTTCTCTTAAGAATATGAAACTCTACATTAATTTTATCCTCATCTATTTTATACTTTTCAGCATAAAACTTTTTATAAAGAAGAATTTGTGCATTCTTAACAGGATCAGATTTTTGATATTTACTCCAACCCGCAGTTGATGTTTTAAAATCTATGATTGTTATTTTTTTAGTTGCAATTTCTTTTATGATAATATCCACAAATCCTATAAAATGAACATTGTCTTTAATAGGCATATTAAGTGGTAATTCTATTGCAACTAACTCATATCCTTTTTTAGAAAAGAACAATACTAATTTACTTTTAAAGTATTGCAATATCTTTCTACCATCTCCAAAGAATTCTTCTAATTCTTCTTTTGTGCAAGGATATTCATTCTCTCCTAATTTTTCTCTTTCTTTATTAAAATTTTCAACTAATCTATCTTTTAGCAACATATCCAAATCCATAGCCATTGCAGAAGATTTGGTAGCATTATACATTACATCTAAAAACTTTTGTAATGTTTCATGCATTGCAGTTCCAAATATTAAATTAATATTTGCATTAGAAATTGATAACCCATCTATATAAGATAACTTATATTGTTGAGGGCAAGAATTCCACATAGAATATTGAGAGAAAGATACTCTTGCCATTATTTCTTTTTAGTTTTTGGTTTAGAAGATTTTTTACCCTTTTCTTTTTCTATTTCCCCATACTTTGATTTAAGATATTCAAAGTATTCAGGACCTTCTTTTATGTGAGTAAGAATTGTATAATAATCTATTGCGGTATTTTTAGAACAACTATATTCTACTTGCAATAACTCTACTAATTTTTCATTAGCAATTTCTTCACTCTTTCCTTTGATGTATCGAAGATAATATTTACCTTTTGGTATAACACCAATCATTAATAAATAAAACATCTTCGGCTCCATTGTTTGTGTCAATGGTTGAAGTTCAGCAATTAAATCAACAAAATCATAATTCATAGAAAGAAACCTATGAATCATATAATTAGACCATGTCTTTTTATCTTCTTCGGAAATATTATCCCAATACTTTGGGTCTTGATCCTTTGTGATAGCATTTAGATGGTCGAAAAGTGTTTTAGCCATTAATTTGCAATATAATTGTTGTAAAATTCTAATTTAAAATTACTATACCCAATTTTACAATTGTCTTCCCAATCATTCATACTACCATCATCTGAAACCCATTTGTAAGAAACAATAGGTAGTTTGAACTCTTTACAAACTCTTGTTATTGAGTATAATTCCATTTCAAATATACTACATTTATTTAACAATTCCAACTTTTTAGGGGAGAAATTTTGAACCTTTTCCCTTGTAATAAATGTTTCAGATGTGAAGCAGCTAACTCCTTCATTTTCAATCTGTAAGTAATCCCCATCCGTATCAAAAGGAGTGATAGAATATGGAACTAAAGGTTCAGCATCCATATCCCCATTATATACATCTTTAACCTTTAATAACATACCCTTTTCCATTGTGAAACTACCACAACTTCCAAAGTTACATACTAAATCAGGTTTGTGTTGAAGTATTCCTAATGCAGTTTTATATCCAGCATTTATCTTTCCCACTCCTGTATGAACTATTGGAAAATCAAATAGAGTATCATATCCTTCAGATTCTTCTTTTAAAGCACATACAAACATTACCTTCATATTACCAATAATTTAGATATCAAACGATAAAGAAGATTTTTCAATCGTAGTTTCTTCTGCCTTTGTAGATTGAGTTTCTTCTGAATTTGTGGTTTGTGGTTGCTCTGGTTTTTTTCTTAACTGATGTGGAATCAATTCATCTACCGGTTTGCCACAACTTCCGCATAATAAAATATCTACCGGAACAACTGCATCATTTGTTGTACCTGTTACGAATTTTGAAAATTTCTTAACCATTACTGCGTTAATAAAATATTCTCCTCCACAATGTGAACAAGTAAAATCTTGTGCCTGTGACCAGTCTAATGATGGTTGTTGAGGTTGTTGATTTCCTAAAATCTGTGCCATAACTTTTAATTTATATTTAATTTTTGTTTAATGTTTTGTCGTAATATTTCAAATACTTTTCGATGACCATTTTCATTTGGATGTGAATTATCTGGCGTACCATATGGTCTATCAGGTAATAAAAATTCTTTCCATATTGTTGTATCACTTCCGCTATAAATTGGTTCTATCAAAATATCTGAAACTTTATTCTTTTCATCTATTTCATCTATAAAAAAGAATTCTTCATCTTTGAATGTATTATAGAAAGAATTTTTTTCATCACTCTTTTCAGTTAAAAATCTAATCGTAGCTTTTGAATAAAAATCACAATCTGATAAGTTGTAATCTTTATAATCTAATTTATAACCCACTATCGGAACGGGAACATCAAAGAATAAATGTTCTATATTGTTTTTCTTAAACCATTTGTGAACAAGATATAAATGATAAGAATTTTGTTTAAATAATTCTTTTAAATATGATATCCACTTGTTATGGTCAAAATCTTTTACATATTTCCAATATGTTCTATCATAGAATGGTTTGTAGTCAGTCCAATAACCAACCCAATCATCTATTCGTAAAATATCGGCTTTTCGTTTGTATTCTTTTTCAAACGCATCTATTTGAAATGTATTAGTAAACACTTCTTTATAAAAACGATTATCAAAGAATGGGTTTGGTATCATATCCTTATCTATCTGTCTTTCAAAATAAGTTGTTTGAAATAAAACTAAACTATCTTTGAAAAAATCAATTGGTTTATTTAATATGACATTTGAACCTACAATATTACCCGCTCCTGATATGGATATATTTTCAAAAGGAACTCCTAACCAATCAGCTATTCGTTGCCCAAATATTTTATCTTTATCGGCATTTAATCCATAACCGATAGAACACCCCCATAATATTACTTTACTTATAGTTTTTTCCATATCCAAATTGGTTCACAAAATCTTTTACCTCTAGCTTCTTCTGCTTTTGCTAACGCTTCTTCGGTATATCTATCTTCATCTCCCTCAATGATTGCACCTGCTCCTGCTGAACCAGGTCTCTTAGCCATTTCCATGCCCAAGCATCCTTCGTACTCAGCACCTAATGATTTGATATAATCATTCATAGGATTTGTAATCTCCACATATCCCTTTTCTCTATCATTTGATTTAGCATATACATCCGCAATATTAACTGCCAAATAACCACCTTTGCGTATCGTTGGCCATAGGTTATGAATTACTCTATGTAAAAACATTTCATTCCACGCATCTATGGATTTATACCTAACCCAGCTTTGAGTATCATCATAAGAATATCTCTCCACATTGAAATACGGGGGTGAGGTGAATACAATATCAAAGTGGTTTTCGAATGGAGTGAAATCAAAGTCTTCCGCAGGAGAACAATGAAATTCTGCTTTCTTTTCAACTTCAAAGAATGTACGATGTTTTTCATACCATTCAGCCTGTTGATTGTATATCGGATGATTTTCTTTTCTCGGGTCAATCCCCACATAATGTTTTCCATATTCACTCGCATAAAATCCTGCTACTCTATCTCCCCAACCTGCTGAAAAATCTAATACATTTTCAACCTTTAAATAATCATATAAAGCCTTTGCCACATTTGGTTTAAATTGTGCACAAATATACTTTCTTAACCCCAAACAAGTTCTTAATGAGTTTCTATCAATCTCATCAAATTTAAGAGTATATAATCCACCCATAAGTGAAATCATAAATTCTCTAGTTTCCCAAGTTCTTTTTGGCCCAGGTGAAACTGTTCCGTCTACACTCCATCGATTTGCCTGTTGGAAGAAATTGGATGCTTCATTTCCAATATTGTTTCTACTGAAATATTGTTGCTTACCTCTGAATGTTAAAGGATAATTGCTTTCCGATGCTTTTCTAGGAAACCATTCGCCTTCTTTAAGAATATCAGCCCACCAAGTTCCTTTTAATTTTTTATAAGCATCCAATGCTTCTGCTTCACTAATATCAGCATATGGAATGGGATACTCCATAAGAATATCAGCTAATGTTTCTTTAACATCATTGATTTCAAAAGTATTCTTTATATAAGTCCATTCTTCTTTACCGATATGGAGATAGGGAGTCATCCCTTTAAATTTGTCAAAATAATCTAAATACATTTTTTATTGTTTTATGCACCAACATTCCAAAATAATGCTCCAGGTGAAGCCATTTCTTTAATATGTTTCCATGCTTTACTATCATAAGTTAAAGATGATGGAAACGGAGGTCT